GAAAGTTGCGAGGTCGCTCTTTCTTATGCAATTGGTAAGGCAAATCCAGTGGCGGTCACTGTGCGCTCTTTCGGCACATCAGGTCTTACCGATGAAGAACTTGGTGAAATTGTACTAAAGCTTTTCGATCTCCGACCTGCTGCCATTATCGAGAAGTTGATGCTTTATAAGCCTATTTATGCAGATACATCTGTTTACGGACATTTTAATTCATGCCTTTTTCCCTGGGAATATGTTGATATGTACGATGAGCTAAGGAGGGAGGCGGATAGGTATGGTAATAGAGAAGATTCCAATGGAGAAGCTGATTCCCGCTGATTACAATCCACGTAAGGATTTGAAGCCTGGTGATGCTGAATATGAGAAGCTAAGACGCTCCATTAAAGAGTTCGGTTATGTCGAGCCTATCATCTGGAATAAAACAACTGGTAATGTCGTTGGAGGTCACCAGAGGCTAAAGGTACTGTTGGCTGATGGTGTGAAGGAAATAGACTGCGTCGTTGTCGAGTTTGACTCTGAAAAGGAAAAGGCGCTAAACATTGCCCTGAATAAAGTTTCGGGTGAATGGGATAGGGACAAATTGACCGCGCTCATTTCCGATCTACAAGAAGAAGATTTTGATGTAACTATTACTGGTTTTGACCTTGCCGAAATAGATGAGTTGTTCAAAGATATACTCCAAGACGGTGTTAAGGATGATGACTTTGATGTGGATAATGAGTTGCAGAAACCAGCTATCACAAAATTAGGTGATTTGTGGCTCCTCGGCAAACATCGTCTTGTGTGCGGTGATTCCACAATTTCCGACACCTTTGATCTTCTCATGGATGGCAATATGGCGAACTTGGTGGTTACTGACCCTCCCTACAATGTTAACTATGAGGGGGCTGCGGGGAAAATCAAAAATGACAATATGGATGCGGACAAGTTCTACCAGTTCCTTCTTGATGCCTTTACCCTTACTGAGAGGGTCATGGCCAAAGATGCAAGCATCTACGTTTTCCATGCTGATACTGAGGGATTGAACTTCCGCAAGGCATTCTCTGACGCGGGATTTTACCTCTCTGGTACTTGCATCTGGAAAAAGCAATCGATTGTCCTAGGGCGCTCTCCCTATCAGTGGCAGCATGAACCTATCCTTTTTGGTTGGAAAAAGAAGGGCAAACATGCCTGGTATTCAGATCGAAAGCAGTCCACGATTTGGGAGTTTGATAAACCTAAGAAAAACAGCGCCCATCCGACAATGAAACCGGTGCCGCTCGTTGCGTATCCGATCCTAAACTCAAGCCTAACTGGCTGCATTGTACTTGATCCCTTTGGCGGCTCTGGCAGTACTTTAATTGCTTGTGAGCAAACAGACCGGGTTTGTTATACAGTCGAGCTGGACGAGAGGTTCTGTGATGTGATCGTGAAGAGATACATTGAACAGGTCGGAGATGACAGCAACGTCTATCTCGTTCGTGGAGGGGCGAAAATCCGATATGAAGATGTGCAAAAATACTGCGCCAGTCAATGAAATAACTACTTGCTATTTCACAGCTTCTGAGTGATATATGTTACTACCACACAAGAAAGGTAGGTAACAGAAATGGAGATGAGGTTTAATGTCACTGGCGAAGAAAGGAAAAGGCTGGTTAGTGCAATTAGTGAAATAGTGGATTTGCCTGCCAATTACCTTGGCACGCCAACCTTTGCCTATGAAATCGGTGAATTTACAGTTGATCGGGAAGGAACTCTTTTTGCAGGCAGTAGTTTGGATCTTGAGTTAATGGATAACCTCAAAGCAGAACTGGCTGAGCGGGGTTTCGAGGAAGAGGATTCCGACAGGTTAGTTATTGAAATACCCATAGACGGGTTTACTGATAAAGCTCTAGATAATCTTAACAAACTGATCGCCAGCAAAGCCAGCCTTATAAAAAAGGCTACGGGGGCAAAAGAACTCTCCATCATCAGAACTGATACCACCCTCAAGTTCCCTTGGTTCCGGTTAACTAGTAGGGATGAAACAGAAGCATTCACTCTTTTCGTGGAGGCACTCTGTAAGACAGCCAAGCAACGGAAGCGCATCACTGCTAAAGAAAGACCGGTCGAAAATGAGAAATTCACCTTTAGGGTGTTTCTTATCCAGCTTGGCTTTGTGGGAGATGAGTATAAAGCTGCTCGTAAGATTCTATTAAAGAACCTGCCGGGAAACAGTGCTTTTAGAGATGGAGCACCCAAAGAGGTCGAGACTAATGGATAGATTACCGTCGAAAACGGCTGTAGAACGTCTGCGAGCCAGATTCCCCAAAGGAACTAGAGTGGAGCTTATCAAAATGGATGATCCCTACACTAGATTGAGACCGGGGGATCTAGGAACGGTGGACTTTGTGGACGATACGGGAACAATATTCTGTACTTGGGACTCAGGGTCAAGCCTTGGGGTGGTTTACGGTGAAGATAGAGTACGAAAGTTGTAGGAGGGCCAGCGGTGCGGGACAAAATTAAGAAATTAAAAGTTGGCTCCACTGTTCAGTTTGTTTCGGAAGATAGGGTCTTGACTGGTCAGGTAGTTGCCATCGTTGACGACTTGTACGGCATCAAGGTGAAAGGTATAGACGGTCATTTTTGGCGAGATAGAGACGCCCTGGCTTCGCTAGAGAAAGAATCACATTAATCACAGTAACTACTTGCTATTTGGCCCGATCTGAGTGATATATGTATATGACAAAAACACCAGAGAGGGGCAAGAATAATGACTTTGAATAAAGGAAGCAGAATAAGAGCTGCTTTTAACGGGAGGATTTATGAGGTAGCGGGTTTTTGGAGAGACGATTACGTTTTTGCGCCCACAGGCGAAGAAGAACAATGTCTTATCTACACACCTGCAGAGGTTGAGGAGCTACTAGTGGAGGGAGAGTTTGAGGTGATCTGATGGATAAAAACACTGTCAAAGAGCAGATTTTAGCCATAAGAGATAGCGGGGTTACAAACATGTTCGACATTGCAAGGGTTGTCTTGGAGGCGGAAAACCGAGGGTTTTGGGAGTTGGTCCGATACCTTGAGCAGTGCAAAAAGGAATATTGGGACTTCATATTAACCGGCGAGATAAAATAGCCGCAAAAGCAAAACAGAAGAGCTTCTACGGAGGCTCTTTTCTTATACGCATTTTCAGGAGGTGGCACTTTGCGAAAACTGAAGAACTACAAGCCAACCAGATTCATGGCAGAGGATTCAGTCTATAACAAGGTTGCTGCTGACTATGCTGTGGCCTTTATTGAAGCCCTTTCTCACACAAAGGGCGTGTGGGCCGGAAAACCGTTTGAGCTTATAGATTGGCAGGAACAGATTGTTCGAGATATATTTGGTATCCTAAAGCCAAATGGCTATCGCCAGTTTAATACCGCCTATGTTGAAATTCCTAAAAAGATGGGTAAGAGCGAATTAGCTGCTGCGATTGCTTTGCTACTAACCTGCGGAGACGGCGAGGAACGGGCAGAAGTATATGGTTGCGCTGCAGATCGCCAGCAAGCAAGCATTGTCTTTGAAGTGGCAGCGGACATGGTCAGAATGTGCCCTGCACTTGCTAAACGAGTAAAGCTACTCGCTTCCAGTAAGCGTTTAATCTACTTGCCCACCAACAGTTTTTATCAAGTACTATCAGCCGAAGCCTACTCAAAACATGGCTTTAACGTTCATGGCGTGGTTTTCGATGAACTTCATACCCAGCCCAATCGTAAGTTGTTTGATGTTATGACCAAAGGTTCTGGTGATGCTAGAGCTCAACCATTGTTCTTTCTGATTACTACAGCCGGCACAGACACTCAGAGCATTTGCTATGAGACGCACCAGAAAGCTGTAGACATCATGGAAGGCCGCAAGCACGACCCTACATTCTATCCCGTTATTTATGGGGCCAAAGAAGATGAAGATTGGACTGATCCTGAAGTTTGGAAAAAGGCTAATCCAAGCCTCGGTATAACCGTCAGCATCGATAAGGTGAGAGCAGCATGTGAAAGTGCTAAACAAAACCCGGCTGAGGAGAACAGCTTTCGGCAACTTAGGCTTAACCAATGGGTGAAGCAATCTGTACGTTGGATGCCTATGGCAAAATGGGATGCCTGTGCTTTTTTGGTTGATCCTAAACGTCTAGAGGGGAGAATCTGTTATGGAGGACTCGATCTTTCCTCGACTACGGATCTTACCGCATTTGTTCTGGTGTTCCCCCCAGAAGATGAGGATGATAAGTATAGCGTATTGCCATATTTTTGGATGCCCGAGGCCAACATTGATCTGCGTGTCAGGAGAGATCACGTCCAGTATGATCTCTGGAAGAAGCAAGGATATCTGTTCACTACTGAGGGCAATGTGGTGCATTATGGCTTCATCGAAAAGTTTATAGAAGATTTGGGGACTAGGTTTAACATACAAGAAATCGCCTTTGACCGGTGGGGTGCTGTGCAAATGGTGCAAAATCTTGAGGGCATGGGCTTTACAGTAGTCCCTTTCGGGCAGGGTTACAAGGATATGTCCCCGCCAACCAAGGAACTTATGAAGCTAACTTTGGAGGAGAAGATTGCCCATGGAGGGCATCCAGTTCTCCGCTGGATGATGGACAATATCTTCGTCAGAACTGATCCAGCTGGCAACATTAAGCCAGATAAAGAAAAAAGCACCGAGCGAATTGACGGTGCTGTGGCGACGATTATGGCCCTTGATCGGGCTTTGCGAAATGCAGGGCAGGCAGCAGACTCCGTTTACGATGATAGAGGTTTGCTGATCATATGATATCTGGTTTTTTGGTACGCTGAGGCGTTGGGCCTTAGCGGCTCGTGATCTTAATATTGCAGCCCCGGGTTTTCTTTTTAATGAGTCCTCCACCAGTCTTATTCAGAACTTTACAGGTTACCTTCTTGCCAGCCCGTAGCTCTTTGGAGATTTCTCCAGATAGTTCATCAGAAAGGTAACCTAACTGTTTTCCGGATTTGCTCGATACAGATACAGCGTTGGGGTATCCTGGGATTGGAGAGTGTTTCAGAATGAGCTTCTCACCTTTCCTGCGCTCTTTCAGGACTTTTTGTCTGCTGATGCCGTCGTTATTATGAAAAGTAACCCCCCTGACTTTGGTTTTGATAACTCGCTTCTTTTTGCTGGACGCTCTTTTTGCGTTTGATTTTCGTTTCTTTGTTGCCTTGCCTTTCTTTCTAAGAAAACCAAACATCTCATACCCCCCGTTTGTAAATTATTACCACATACAAGTGGAATATCCTTTAGCCAGAACGATATATCAATGCCAAGTAATTGATAGCGGACTGGATGGGAGGTGACTAATGTAAATGTCCATGTTTCGAAGGCTTTTGAAAAAACGGGAAAACCCTAATAACAGTCTGTTTTCCAATGCCTATGCTTTTTTCTTCGGCAGCACCACAAGCGGAAAGGTTGTAAATGAGCGCACCGCCATGCAGACGACTGCAGTATATGCTTGTGTGAGAATTTTATCGGAAACTCTTGCAAGTCTGCCACTGCACACGTATCGCCACACCGAAAGGGGAAAGGAAAAGGCTATCGATCACAACTTATACTACTTGCTCCATGATGAGCCCAATCCAGAGATGACTTCATTCGTGTTTCGAGAGACACTGATGGGTCATCTTTTACTTTGGGGAAACGCCTATGCTCAGATAATCAGGGATGGTAGTGGCAAGGTAGTGGCTTTATATCCTCTGCTCCCCGACAAAATGAAGGTCGACAGAACCTCAGCGGGAGAGCTTTACTACGAGTATCAGACAGACACAGGTCCAGTAATTCTACGTAACTATGAAGTTTTCCACATTCCAGGCTTAGGGTTTGATGGTTTGGTGGGCTATTCGCCAATCGCCATGGCTAAGAACGCTATTGGAATGGCTATTGCCACTGAGGAGTATGGGGCGAAGTTTTTTGCCAATGGCGCTAATCCAGGCGGTGTACTGGAGCACCCGGGGGTTCTCAAGGATCCTAAACGTGTGCGTGATAGTTGGAATGCGGTCTATCAGGGAAGTGGAAACGCTCACCGCATTGCTGTCCTAGAGGAAGGAATGAAGTTTCACAGTATTGGTATTCCCCCTGAGCAAGCCCAATTTATCGCCACACGGAAGTTTCAGCTTAATGAAATTGCACGAATCTTTAGGATCCCGCCGCACATGATAGGTGATTTGGACAAGTCTAGTTTCTCAAATATTGAGCAGCAGAGTCGGGAGTTCGTTAAATATACTCTTGACCCTTGGGTATCCCGTTGGGAACAGGCTATTCATAAATCGCTACTAAAACCAGACGAGAAAAGGCAGTATTTCGTCAAGTTCAACGTGGATGGTTTGCTACGTGGAGATTATGAAAGCCGCATGAACGGCTACGCCATTGGTAGGCAAAATGGCTGGTTATCTGCGAACGACATTCGGGAACTTGAAGATATGAACCGTATTCCAGAGGACCAGGGAGGTGATTTGTATCTGATAAACGGCAACATGACAAAGTTAGAGGATGCTGGCATATTCGGTCAGAGCGATTCGGAGGTGTAAGTCTTTGAACAAGAAGTTCTGGAATTGGGTAGAGGATAAGGACGGGCGCACTCTTTACCTTGACGGTGTTATTGCTGAAGAGACATGGTTTGGCGATGAAGTTACGCCCAAACAATTCAAAGAAGAACTGTTGAGTGGGACCGGTGATATTGCCGTCTGGATTAACTCTCCAGGCGGTGACGTTTTTGCAGCAAGTCAAATCTATAATATGCTGATGGACTATAAGGGCAAGGTGACAGTCAAGATTGACGGGATTGCGGCCAGTGCAGCATCAGTAATCGCCATGGCAGGTAGCGAAGTCCTTATGTCACCTGTCTCTATGATGATGATTCATAATCCGATGACGGTTGCTTTTGGAGATGTCGAGGAAATGGGGAAAGCCATCGCCATGCTCGATGAGGTGAAAGAGAGTATTATCAATGCTTACGAATTAAAGACAGGTTTGTCAAGAGCGAAGCTAGCCCGACTCATGAACGAAGAGAGCTGGTTCAATGCAAAAAAGGCGATAGAGCTGGGCTTTGCTGACCACATACTCTTCGCAGGGGAAGAGGAGGGACGACCCAAAACGGAAGCGGTATTATTTCGCAAAATGGTTGCTGTAAATTCCCTCTTAGGGAAATTGCCGCGGGGTAAAAGACCGCAGGGAACTGATATTAGCATTTTTGACAAGAGGCTTAATCTCTTAAAACACCAAGGAGGAATGTGAAATGGAACAGATTCTAAAACTTAGAGACAAGCGTGCCAAAGCCTGGGAAGATGCCAAGGCTTTTTTAGATTCTAGAAGAGGACAGGATGGTTTGATCTCCCCGGAGGATGAGGCGGTTTACGACAAGATGGAAGCGGAAGTAATCAATCTCGGAAAGGAGATTGAGCGCTTAGAAAGACAGGCAGTGATTGATCGAGAACTGGCCCAGGCTACTACGATGCCGATTAAGAATGCTCCTTCTATTGAACAAGGGAAAGCCAACCCTAGAGCCACTAAGGAATATAACGATGCTTTCTGGAAGGCCATCCGCAGCAAACATGGCTACGAAGTGATGAATGCTCTCCAGATTGGTGAAGAAAGTGAAGGTGGTTACCTTGTTCCCGATGAGTTTGAGAGAACGCTTGTGCAAGCTCTGGAAGAAGAAAATGTTTTTCGTAGTCTAGCAAAGGTTATCACCACATCTTCTGGAGATCGGAAAATTCCCATCGTTATCTCTAAGGGTGAGGCCACTTGGGTAGATGAAGAGGGGCCGATTCAAGAATCAGACGACTCTTTCGGGCAGGCTTTTCTAAGTGCACACAAAGTAGCTACCATGATTAAGGTCTCCGAGGAACTTCTCAACGACAGTGCTTTTGATCTTCCAAGCTACATCGCCACTGAATTTGGCCGTAGAATCGGCAACAAGGAAGAAGAAGCCTTCTTTGTAGGAGATGGAGAGGGTAAACCCACTGGCATCTTTGACGACGATGGAGGCGGAGAGTTGGGAACTACCGCGGCCAGTGCCACAGCAGTAACGTTCGATGAGATCTTCGATCTGTTTTATTCATTGCGGGCTCCGTACCGTA